GACCAAAGGATTCACTAGTATCAGTAAGTTCAACATCAGAAGAACCATAACCTGAGCGAGTGGTCTGAGTAGCGGACACAATTGGGACATTAAACTCGACGGCGAGTCCCCTAAGTTCCTCAGCAATTGCTTTGACGAAAGTATAAGAATTGATATTACTACCACCACGATACCTTGAAGATGCACAAATATTCAGATAGTCAATAAAGATAATATCTGGACGGAATGATTTCTTCAGCGCAAGTTCATTCAAAAGTGCTTTAAAGTGACCCGAATGTGCAGAAGCAGTTGGATACTCTTTAATAATAAGTTGACCTTGAGTTTTCTTTGCAAGGTTTGTAACCTTATTCTCAAACATCTGTTTAGGAAGTTCTGCAATGTCCTGGATGGGAACATTCAAGAGGTTTGCGTCAATTCGTTCAGCAATTCGTTCCTCCGCCATTTCAAGAGTGATGTACAAAACGTTCCTGCCTTGCAATAAGACGGAAGAAGCCACATGGCACATAAAGAGACTTTTTCCGACACCCGTACCAGCCAAAGCGATATTGAGAGTCTTATTAGGTAAACCACCTTTTGTGATTTTGTTAAAGTATTCAAGGTCGAATTCAATTTTGTCTTCCTTTTTGTGATAGGATTCATATCGTTTTTCATAATCTAACAAATAATCATGACCAATATGAGTATCAAAAGATACTGCTAGGGCATCCGACAGAATACTAGGAATACTATCACGATTTTTCTTATCATCTTTACCATCTGCAATATGGATTGACTCCATAAGAGCAAGGTAGATAGCACGATCACGACACCACTTTTCCGTAGTGTCAACTAACCAATTAAATTCCGTTGGAACATCATCAAGATAACTGATGATTTGAGTAATTTCTTTGAACGAAGTTTCATTAATATCTTGACGATTCTCTACCTCAATACAAAGAACTTCTTTTGTTGCTGGTTGATTATATTCTTGAACAAACTTAAGTATTTCTTCAAATACAATTTTTTGATTCTGATCTTCAAAATATTCAGATTTGATGAATGGAATTACTTTTCTTACATATTCCTCATTATGAAGAAGATTACGAAGGATTAAAAATTCAACTTTTTCCATTACTTATAATGCAAATATGTACTAATAATATACTTGTTATTACTTATTGGTGCTTTACCATAATGAGGAAACATCCACAGTGGAGGAAACACAATAAGTTTACCAGTTTCTGGTTTAATTACCAAATCATCAAATACAGTTTCTCCACCTTCATCAACAGTATTTAAATACCAGAAAAATGAAAGAAATCTTCTTGCACTTGGGTGATCAATAACATCAATGTGACGATCAAAAGCATCATTGCCATCATTCAAGTATCTCTTAATCCGAAACTGCTCAAAAGCATTTGACTGGGGAAAACACCTTTCATCAACAAAATCATAATAATCTTTTTTATGCTCAAGAGTTTTTTTAATAAGAATTTGATGAATGTTGCTAATCTCCTCAGTCTCTTGATGTATTTCTGTTAAATTAAGTTGAGTGAAGTTTGGCTTTCTATCATTGTCAATTCTTTCTTGTCTCTCTTTAAGACTTTCAAATATATCAATCAGTTTCTCACAAACTTCACTCTCTAAAGAGTTATCATAAACTCTAATTAAATCAGACAACTCAACCATAACTGAATTCTTGCTTAGCAATTTCATCAAGTTGTTGCATTACTTCTTCAGTGAAGTACAGTTCAGGTTCTTTGAGAATCTGTTTGGCATAGATCTTCTTACCATCAATCTCATATCGACCTGCTACATTCTTCCAAAGTCCACCAATCTCACCGAGTTCAAGAAGACCATAATATCGATCAAGACCACGCTCATCATAATAAAGACGAACTTCAACATCTTTATTCTCCTTACTCAGACGCGACTTAGCAGTCTTAGCTTTGATAATATTGCCGACCACTTCCGTTCCATCTTTTTCTTTCTTTTTGCTGAGATAGATGATTGTAGATGCTGCATATTTGAGTCCAGAACCTCCACCCATTTCTTTCGTTGGTACGTAAGCTCCGATGACATCGTATGTATGATTTGTGACAATGAGCGGTACATTTGCCTGTCCAAGTTTAAGTGTTAACATTCGGAAAGCACCTTTGACAAGTTGTGATTTAGTCATATCACGTACTTGCTTATCGTTCAGTGCATCAGTAATTTCTTTCTCTGTGGAAAGCATACCCAGAGAGTCTAGCACAAACATACAAGGTTTGCGTTCCTCAATTGGTTTTTTAAGATACATATCAACTGCTTTAAGTGCCTTACCACGAAATTCTTCAATGGTAACAACATTAACTACAACAAGACGACTAGTATCAATTCCACGAGATTCTACAAGTGATTTAGTGATGGCAGCCTCAGTATCAAAATAGAGACAATAACCATCGGGATTGGAATCAAGAAAATTCTTAACAACGGCGAGGCTGAAGAAAGTCTTTCCAGTAGAAGACTCTCCAGCAATAGCAGTAATCTTGTTCCCAGATACACCACCAAATATGCTACCTGAAACCAGTGCATTAAAAATGTACGAACCTGTATCAACATAAGTTTCTGTTTCGTCAATATCTGATGCTAACTTAGTGAAGTCATCACCAATTTCTTTTACAATATCTTTTAGAAAATCCATAATTTTATTTTTTGAATGTGTACCAATCTCTAGGAGATACTTTTGCCTTTTCAGACATTCTACCATAGTCATCAAGAACTTGCCAACAGGAACTAATTGATAGTCTTTTGTTTTTTGGCAAGCATTTGTGAAGAACACCTTGAGGAATGTATATACTATCCCCAGGAGTCAAAATTTCATCAATCACCAAATTTAACCCAACTTCACTGGATTGTGGAAGCATTACTGCTCCATCAAATAAGCAATCATAAACTTTCCAATCACACTCACCATCTACTTGCATTATGATGTTGTGGCTTACATCTGAATGTGCATAAAAAGATTGACTTTTATCACCAAGTCCACAGTACAAATGAAAGTCCAGATCAACAGTTGGTTTTAAGTTTTCTTCAATCTCCAAAGAAAGTTTATTTAGATTTTTATTGAACCTATTCATATTCAATAATATGAATGAATAATCCTTGTTGATTAATTCAAATACCTGAGAAACCAAGTATCTAGGTTCTCCACAATAAGGATAACATGCTCTTGATGGAAATATTTTAGATCCACTATCGGAGATAAACTCTACATTATTTAAATAAGAGTATGGATTATTTAAATAATTTTCTAAGTCTTTCCACAATATAACATTTTCGTATTTAAATGAGTTTTTAAACACCTTAGGAATATTTGGATTCTCTTCAATATGGTTAAAAACTTCCAAGTTCAAATACTTATGATGCGATCCCATACTCCTCTCTAAGTATTTTTTTATAAGGCAAACCTTGCTCTCTAAGTTCTTTTACCAGTTTGAGTTTATGATAAAGAGCAGCATCTCCACCAAATCCCAAGGATTTTACAATAGTATTCAGTTCTTCGTCGTTAACAGGTAAATCCATTAGGAAAAAAAGAGTTCTAGGTTTACGGTTTTTTCTACATTCCACCCAATAGCATCAAGAATAATCTTGAGTGGTTCTAGAAATGCTTTCTCAAATTGTAGGTCATAATCAATGTATTTGTCAAGATTAAGTTCCTTTGGAAACTCTTGAATGAATGAAATAATATTCTCATGAATACTATTTGGTTTCTTCAAGTAGATAAACTTAATCTTCTCACCATTTTGAATAAGCGAATATTTGTTGGTTAATTTATTCTGCTTTATGTGATGATTGAACAGAAGTGCTCCACGAACATGAATGGGAGTTCCTTTAACATAAATGTCCGAAGATGATTGATACTTTTGAACATCAGATGCTGAACGTGGAAATGAAATTTGCTCTGGTGGAAGTTTTTTAAACTCTTTACGAGCATTCTCAATAAACTCAATCACATCATCTTCGGTTCCATTCATCATCAACTTCAGAGCATCCTTAATCATTTTACGACAAGGTGCAGGGGTAGATGATTTAACGGCTTCAATACCCATCATTTTAAGTTTGGGTTCTTCATAACGAACACCTTCACTATCCCAGACATTAAGGATATAACGCTTCTTTGCAGTCCAGATGCCACGATCAGCGATGTTTTCACGCTTCATCTGCATTTTCTGTGCATAAGCATTTACGTACTCCGCCAGTTCTTGGTAAGAACTTTCAATATATTTTTCAAGTTCCATCGAAGCGACCTTATCAAGGAACGAAACAATGCTTTCAGTAGTTTTCTCTCTTCCTTTGAATACAGTTTGAACCAAAGGACCCATATTAAGGTAAATAGAATCGGTATCTGAAGCAATGACATAATCTACATCCTCTGTTTTAAGAATTTTATTTAAGTAAGAGTTCATCTTGCCTTCAATCCAACGAATGGAAACTTGGCCACTCAGAGTGATTGCCTCAGCATTTTCCAGTTTATAATAACGAAAATACTGATTACCAATCGCACCATAAGCAGAGTTCAAAGAAATTTTCTTTGCCATCTGAATATTATTACAGCGAGCAATCTCTTTTACAAGTTCTTTGTTCTTAGTTTTTTCATATTCTTTCTTCGCTTCAATCATCTTCTTTTTAAAGATGACACGATCCTGATACATCTTCTCCATCAGTTCAGGAAGGAATCCACGAATATCTTTACGGAACATTGCACCATTTGCACATACTGCATAATCCTTATACAGTTCGAAACTGATTTGTTGATTTAAGATTTTATCAACAGTTACAGATGGGTGCCTTTCATCAATCAGAGTTTCTGGAGAAATGTTGTACTGCATAATCAGGTGAGGATACAGTGAGTTAAGGTCAAAGTTAACTACCCAATCATACTTTCCAGGAATAGGTTCTTTTACATATGCCCCAGCATACTTTTCATTCTTCTGAGACTTGTTCTTTGGTGGAATGACAATATTGCGTTTCTTAAGATAATTGTAGATAATATTATCCCACATTCGAACCTGATAAAACACATCAGCATAATTCACCTTAGCGTCATATGCCATCGTCAAAGCAAGCTCAATCAGTTTCATCTTGTCTTCCAAACGGTCCACAAGTTCCACGTCAACGATGTTATATTCAATAAACTTCTGCCAACCTTGAGTATAGAAATCCTTGAAGGTATCAAACTCAGAGTGATCTAGTTTTTTCTGCCCCAGTTCAACTTCAGCGATGTAATCCAGACGATAAGATTCTTGTGCCTTGTAAGTAAACTTTTTATAAAGATCAAGATAATCAAGTTGAGTCAAACCACCAACATCAAATGTCGTATGTTTGCGGCCATTGATGAAAACTTCTCCTTCTGTGACAAGTCCCCAGTTAGAGAAACGCTTCATTAGTTTCTCACCAAGAACACGATTAAGTCGTTTACAGATGTATGGAATATCATACATCTGAATGTTCCATCCAGTCACAACATCAGGAACATCAACCATCCAATAGTTAATGAAGTGGTTTAGAAGTTCATACTCACTTGGGCAATGATGATAAGTCACATTGCTCTGTTTATTATTAAATGGTCTTACACCCCAAGTAATAATCTTTTTAGTTGTATAATCTTGAATAGTAATCGCAAGGATTTCTTCGGAACAAGATTCAACGTCAGGGAATCCCTGTTCAGAGGCAACCTCAATATCCAGAGTTACAAGTTTGATTTTACTAATGTCAAACTTGATTTCATCCTCTGGATATTTTTCAGAGATATATTGGTAGATATAGCGATCATTTCCATAGATCTCAAACCCGTCAATCTCATCATATTTTTTATAAAACTCACGACAATCCTTTACAGTTCCAGGATTGATTGGTTCTACTGCTTCTCCACTTAATGTTCTATACTTAGAATCTTTTTTAGTTTTTACAAAGAGAGTTGGGAAGAACTCATCTCTATTTTCAAATCTTTTTCCATTTTCTACTCCACGAACCAAAAACTGATTTCCAATCAACTGAACATTAGTGTAAAACTTTTGCATTATTCTTTAATCAAGTCCTCATATTTTTCAAGTAGAGTTGGAGTTGGATCCGCAAGTGTCAGAATCTTATCAGAACTCATCATAAATGTATTTTGTTTGGTATAACCACATAAAAATGGTTCAAACGTTTTATCCTTGGTGATGACAAATGGATCAATCAGTTTACAATCTGGTTCTCCAATATCAGCACCGACTTCTTCAATCTGACTGATCAGAATCAGATTGTTGGTCAGTGCTAGAATTTTCGTTTGTTTTGCTTCCATTTTTATTTAAAACATCGTTTACATACATTTCCTTAAGGCCTTGTACAGGTTCAACCATCGTAACAACCCAATCCGTAGGAACCGGGATAGTTTCATCTTTAGACAAAGGAATCCACGGATAAAGACTTACACTAAATCCAGCAGTTTTCTTTTCACCCTCTTGCTTAACGAGATTTGGATTCCTCATTTTAACGAGGCAAGGCTTTGTAAGATAATACCCAACAACACGTGTTTCTTCATCTTTACCAACTACCATTTCTTGCACATCTGCAATAAGTTCTTCGTTGGACTTTAAAAACAAAAGTTTAATAGTCATAAGTCAATCATACCTCCTTCCATTCTACCAACAAAAAAAGGAGGAGTCAACCTGGATTTTGCCAGGTGCTCCTCGCGCCAACGATATTCTTTTCTATTTAGAGATAATCTTTACGCGCATGATGCTCAGGAACTATTTTCCCAAGTACGATCCGTAAAAGTCCGTCTTCGAATATAACTTCCCTGACTTCTGTATCGTCTGATAAAGTCCACGCTCGTTTAAAACTTCTGCTAGCCACTCCCTTGTGGATAAACGTCCTATCCGTTTCGGTATCTGCTTTTTGCCCTTCGACAAAAAGTTTTCCATACTCGGTGTACGCATGGACTTCCTCCTTTTTGAATCCCGCTAATGCAATTTCTAGGTGAGATTCTACATTATTTACTTGAATAAGGTTATAAGGTGGGTAGTTTGTTGAAGTTTCGTGAAGATTAAAAATACGATCAAAGTATTCATCCATTCCAATACTGTTTCTTGTGATCTTATCCATCAAAGCAGAAAGATCCGCAGCAGTATATCGTGCAAGGTTAGACATTATAGTAGCTCCTTTAAAAGCGAGTTTGTGTTGTGTGGACCCTTTCGGCATCCATTACTAATTATACAAGAAACGAAAAAAAGAGGTATCGGCAAAACCGAACCTCTTTTTAGGGTGTTCCGACTTTTGTAGAGTGCCGCACGAATGGCACACTAATA